GGAGGCCTTGAATCGCCTGCTGCATCTGCTGCATGGCCTGCGGGTTAGGTCCACCCTGCTGCATGGCTTGCTTCCACTTCTCGACCATCGCAGTCGGAAGCGGAGAGAAGTCCAAAAGCTCAGGAGTGAACGGCACGCCCATGTTTGCCATGTTCGGCAGCATCTGCATAAGGATTTCGAAGGTGCGCTCCTTCTGAGACACAGACGACGGCGCCTCATCCACCACCACATCAGCATCAATAGCGGTGTTGTCGCGGATCAGCGGAACGTAACGTTCCACCCCATCGCCGCCGAGAATCCGGACTAGCCTGCCATCACTCAGATAGTCCTGAATGAACTTGATGAGCGTTCTTCCCTGCTCCTTGCGATACCTACGAAGGGCATCGAAGAGAGAGGCGAGGACGGTCATCGCTGCCTGCTTGCGCTGGCTTTCGAGGATGCCTGCTTGTTTCCTGTCTGCCAGGCCCAACAACTCAAGGTTGATGCCGGTAACGTCCCGCAGAGAACTGATAGAGAACGTCAGCAGGTTATCGAGCGTCGGCGGGATCTGCGGCGCAGGCTTCGGCATGATCTTGCCGCCTGAGATCGCGCCAGAGTTCACCTCAACGACAGAATCAGCCTTTGCCCAATCGCGCTTGAGCTTCGCCATGTCGTCCGTTGCATCATCCTCCACCAGCAGACCGCCCTTGGCGTTGGTGTTGACGATGTGAAGGAGTTGGCTGAAGAACTTATTGGCCCAGCGTTGAGGATCGAGCATCGGGCGAACGATCCCGTACCAAATGCCCTTATTCCTGTCCCTCTTGGCCGTGATGAAGTGGAACGTGAACCGATTGCATGGGCAGTCGGACACCTCCAACACAGTACCGCCGCAAACAAACGCTTGTTTGTAACGCTTGCGGGCCTTCTGTACGCTTTGAATGGGCAGCCCGACCTTTTGGGCTCTCTCGTTCAGCGTCTCGAACTGGTCTTCTTCAACCTCGATGATCTGTCCGGTGGCTTCGTCGAGGACTTGATAGAACTTTTCCATCTCCCACCATTGATGGTGGATGACTCGGCTTTTACCTGTTGACTTGTCGTAGCCTGTAGCGTCTCGCTCATAGAGCCAAGCCAATGACTGATCATGTACGGATTCATCGTCGTTTGATCCAAAGTCATTTGTCGGCGTGATGTCAGCATCCGGCCACTTCTCTTCGATCTCTTCCCGAGTCAACCAGGCATCGTATTGATGCCAGCGCCGATCCATCAGGTTGCGCTTCTTGGCTGAAGGGTCCCAACGCATCGACAGCGGATCGCGCCGCTCGATCAGGATCTCGCCTTCTGGGTTGTCGTCGTAACTTAGACGAGTCTCAGTGACGCCAACGCCACAGATCACGGCATCGACGAAAGCGTCCGACTCTTCATCCTCTGCGTCGCAGTTGTCGCGGATGTAATCAGCAGCACCCGTCAGGACTTCGTTGATGCCCTTGTCACCCACACGGCGCGGGATGTACTGGACTTGCTGGCGGTTGTTGACCTCTGCACCAGCCACGGCATCGACCATCGGGCCGACGCGATTGAAGACGGTCGGAACGCGAAGCTGGGCCTCGAGGGCTGCACGGTCCTGTTCGTTCCACTGCTCACCGGCTACGAAGTCAAAGCAGGTCTTCGATTCTTCGCGCCAGGCTGCTTGTGTCTTGTCCGCCTCTTTCTTGGCTTTGCGGACGGCATCGAGAACCTCTGAGTTCTCGTGCTCGGGTGTCTCGACTTCTACGCTGTCCATGCGCTTTCCGTTTCTCGGCGCCGCGAATAGCGGTCAGTCTTCGTTGATTCTTCCGGCGTGCGCTTTCTCATCAGGCCGGGGAATAGCTCAGACAGCGCCCAGATCAGAGCGTCAGCCCTGTTCGGCGATCCTGAGCCCGTATAACCGACCGTAGACATGGCGCAAAGCTCATCCTCAAGCTCGGGAAACGTCCCGACGTGTCGGACTTTCCCCTCCTCATACAGTGCAGAGAAAGGTTCCGCCCGCACCGTCTTACCCCTAGATGCAGTAACCGGCTTGAACGGAACAACTCGCAACCCCTCTGCTTTTCTGGCGACCTCGATAGTCTGCTGAACCATCGCGCCTCCGAAATTCACTTCGGCAACAATGATATCCGCTTCGTGGCGAGTATAGGCGGAAACTGCTAGTTTTCCCCAAGTTGCCGGCCCAGCTTTAACAGTCCCATCCTCGAGCACATACGCATTTCCATCAGTTCCAAGGCCTGCAACGACGATTCCGATGGCGTCGTTGTCCGCGTTGTCGATGTCATCTGAGCCTGACGGGTCCACCCCAACCACGACCCGAACCAGATCCGGCGCTTTATCTTGCCGCCAGCGGTCGATGATCTCGTCTGAGAAAAGAGCGTTTGGCGTGGCGTCTGCAAACTCACCCCTAAGAAACCGCTTCTGCATGCGCCCGGACATGCTTTTGAGGGTTGCTAAATAGGTATCACTTAGATTTGCAGAGTTCGACTCTGGATTGATCTGATACCAAGCGTAATCAGACGGATTCACCAGCCCTTCGCGGGTTTCCGGGTCTTGCTTGTCGTGGAATACTCGATAGGTCCAGTGGGATTTTGGCGGAGGATTGCAGTCGTAATACATCCTCGGCCTCAGAGGCTGGCCGTCTGTGACCTGGGTGCATTTCTGAGCCAGGCGGGTCAGGGCGATGTTTCTCGCTGACCATGTGATTTGGCTTGCCTCGTTTAGGTAAATGGTCACATATTCCTGGCCGAGGATCTTTTCGGTGCGTTCCTTATCATCAAGACCACCGAACCAGATTTCAGAGCCGTTTGGGAGCTTGGCGAACCAATCTGATTTGGATAGCTCGTACTTCAGGCCCTGGAAACACGTTTCCATCACCTTCGGGAAGGTGTCGAAGACCACCGATGACTTGATGGCGTTGAACCTGAATCGAAGGATGGCGTGCCTGGACTTAGGAGCCTTGATGGCTCTCAGGATCACGCTTCGGACAAGAAGGAACGTCTTCCCAGATCTGCTTCCACCGTAAAGCATGCAATGCGTCGCCATCCCGGCGAGCATCGTCTGTGCTTCTTCTTGCTTCTCGGTGAGCTTAAAGCCCATTCTCGGGAGGCGTCAGAGTTACCGTGAATCCGCCACTGATGTTGTGATCGATCTTGTCCCCGTAGATTTTCGGGAGCATCTTCGCCAACATCCATTTGCGGGTATCGACCCTTAGCCTTGAGCGGGCAACGATCTCGGGATTGTTCCGAATGTTCCCTTCCTCGTCTTGGTAGGTGTCATTCGATCCGTCGTCGCTGATCTCTAGCAGTTCTTCTGCTAGTCGCTCATATCCAATAAGCCTGGCTCGCGTGTACTGGTCCGAGAATACAGGGTCTTTCTCCCTCAATCGGAGAACGCTTTGGAAGGATACCCCTTCAGCCTTTGCGGCCTTCTTCAGGCTTTCGCCCTCTGCAAGTCTTTGCAGTAGGCGCTCGATGATTTCGGGATTCATTAGCAGCTTTTGCCGCCGCCCTTGCCGCGACCCTTTTTCTTGGACATGGTTACTCCAGAAATGCGAAAGCCCACACTTGGCGGGCCTATTTTATCGCGTTTGCTGGTTTACTTCAAGTTTTGTTCATCACACTCAAAACCCTTAATGCAGATTCGACATCACAAACCACGGCCAGCGTTCCGCCATTCCATTTCCGGTGCCATTCCTGCTGATCTGGCGTAAGTTGTCGTGCGCTCGGTGGTTTAGATCCGTCTTTCACTTCGATCAGGGCTGTTTTGTTGTTGTACCCAACCAATAAATCAGGCACCCCATCTCCAACAGTATGAAGCGGTTGAACCGTTGCGCCGTGGCTTCGTAAAGCCTTGACGATTTCCGGCTGGTTTGCGTCAATCCTGGCTGCTTTTATGGTCTTGTCCTATATCGCTCGGTGAGACATAACGCGCGGGCAGGCCTTGCGGATGCCTGCGAGCACTTGAGACAAACCGCCGCGAGTCCACGGCTTCCCGTCGCAAGTCACGTCGTACACATCGACACGGTTGGTCTTGCGCAACTCGAAAACATGCGACTCGGCGCCGAAATCGAGCCGCTCTACCGTGATCCTCATCCGCAGATCAGGCAGCACCGCCGGGTAGTCGGGTGCTGGAGCCGCCATGCGGTTGGCCTCGCGCGTGCGCTGTGCTGCGCGCTGGCGGGCTTGCTGCTGCTTCGATTTTCGGGTGACTCGGTACATTGCAGACCTTGCACGCTCTGTTCAATACACGTTAGGGCGAACGCGGCGGGCGCAGCTTGTGCGCTTTCAGGAG